CGTCAACACCCAGCTCACCCAGATGATTATACGGGGTGAGGCCCCGGACAGGGCCATTACAGCCATCTCCAAGCAGTTTGATGTGTCCAGGGCCAAAGCTGGCCGCCTGGTGATGACAGAGAGCGCCGCATTTTCCAGCGCCGGTCAAAAAGACTGCTTTGAGGACTTGGGTGTAGAACAGTACCAGATCATTGCATCCCTTGACCGTGATACCTGTGACATTTGCGGCGCTATGGACCTTAAAGTGTTCAAAATGTCTGAGTATCAGGTGGGCCTCACCGCCAATCCTTTTCATCCCTGGTGCCGCTGCTGCACTGCCCCCTATTTTGAGGACATGGCTGGCGTTGGACAGCGTTATGCCCGTGATGCAGTCACCGGGGAGAGCTTCACGGTGCCCAAGGGTATGACCTATGAACAGTGGAAAGCCCAGCAAGATGAACTTTATGGGGCGGGCACCGTTGCTTTCCAGAGAAAAATCAGTTATAATACGGCTGCGGACAAAGAACAGTTTGAGGCCTACAAGGAACGGCTGGGCAGAGCGAATGTCCCCCGGAGCTTTGCTAAATTCCAGTCCATGAAGTATCAGGACACAGAGCAGTATGATGACCTTGTGGGGTTTTATCGGTACATAGGTAAAAATCCCACCAGCAGCAAAGCGTACTATGAGACCAATAAAGCCGTTTCTACGCTGAGAGAGACAGGCCAGATAAAGGCCAAAGGCACCGTTGTTTCTGCCCCTGTTGGTCATATTGTGGAAACGGTAAACGCCCACGCCGCAGAGCGTATGGCAGAGCGGAGCCTGACACAAGAATGGGCCCAGAGCATTGTTGACCACGCTGACTTTGCACTGAAACAGCGCAAGGGCACCCAGTATGTTTTTTATAACAAAGACGGCTTTGTTGCCCTGGGAACCGATGGCTGTATGACTTCGCTGGGGCAGTTAGACGCTGGCGGTCAAAAGATGTATGATGAGGTGATGAAATATGCTGGAACCAAAAAGTAACAAGGTTTTTTGCCCTCTGCTCAACAGAGAAATTGAGGAGGGCTACTGCTGGGACCTCTGCAACATTGCCACGGATGACATCCTGCTGGCGGGTGACCGTGTGCCGGACTGGAGCAAGGCCCAGAGCGTATGCAAAAAGTGTGGACGCTATGAGGATGATGAATAAAAAACAGCTTGACCTCTTGCGGGAGGCGGGGGTCAAAGTCCCTCATGGGGCCAAAGATGACAGTTTTCTCACCGCTGAGGATGAGGAGCTTTTATCTGATCTCCTTATGAACTCACTGGCCCCTGGGCAGGAATGGACCGCCAAGGCTCAGGAAATCCAAGACCTACTCACATATCTTGCGGAGGAGGGGTGACTTGTGAACCGTAGTAGAACACTCAAGAAAACAATCACAGGCGTGGCTTGTGAGGTTTTCGCTGTTGTCCACCATGAGCGTATGCGTGTGGGGAGCGCTGTGCCCGTAATTGAGATTTACGAGGACAGCGTGGAGGTGCCCACCATCGGAGGCAGCAGCATCCGGCAAAAAAGAACGCACTTTTCCGTTATCATCTGCCCTGACCCGGATATGGATGAGGGAATGGCAGAGGAAAAAATCCGAGGGTTGATGTCATTTGACCTTGCGCTCCAACTTCCCCGCAAGGATGATGTCATTGTGCCGTTTCTGATCTACGGGGCAGCATCCGCTGAACTGTCCCCGGAACGCTGGGAGTTTGAAATCTCTGACCAGGAAACTGTGCGGAAACTCCTGGCTTTGTAAAACCCAATATGTTGTTAAAAGCATCGTGCTGAAAATGCACGGTGCTTTTTTCATACCCAAATACCGCTGGCCCGGCGGACTACAAGAGGGGCCCACAACACCGGGACTGGCCGGAATAACAAGGATAGTGGAAAACAAGGAGGTAAACATCATGGCACTGGAATGGTTGAAAACCATCCTGGGGGACAACTACACCCCCGAAATTGACACGGCTGTTTCTCAGGAGATCGGCAAGAGCTTTGTGGCCCGTGCTGACTTCAACACGAAAAACGCCCGTGTCACGGAGCTGGAAACTCAGGTAACTCAGCTCAACGACACCATCAAGACCCGTGACACTCAGCTTTCCGAGCTGAAAAAGGCCGCCGGGGACAACACCGCCCTCCAGCAGCAAATTGACACCCTGACCCAGCAGAACAAGACCGACAAGGCCAACTATGAGAAAGAGCTGGCCACTGTCCGCCTGATGGCTGCCGTGGACACGGAGCTCACTGCTGCCGGGTCCAAGAACAACACCGCCGTCAAGGCTGTGCTGGCGGACTTCCTGACCGGGGCCAAGATCGTGGACGGCAAGGTCACTGGCAAGGACGGTGAGAACGCCGTCACCCTGGCTGCCAAGGTGGAGGCCCTGAAAAAGGACACCACCACGGACTTTCTCTTTGGGGACAGCAACCCCCAGCGGAGCGGCTGGAAACCCGGTGAGAATGGTGACGGGGGCAAGCCCGGCGGCGGGAAAAAGACATCTGAGATGTCCTATTCTGAGCTGACTGAGTACCTGGCCCAGAACCCCGGCGCAAAGCTGGACGAATGAAAGAGGTGTGACAATGCAGAACATCACGAAACCCCGCACAGTCTCCTTTGAGGAGGGGCTGCGAAACCTGGCCAGCCGCTTGACCGGCGTGGCTGTGGCGGACCTGCCCCGCACCCAGGAGGCCATTGTGCAGTTTATGGCGGAGAATGTCCCCAGCGTGGATGACCTGGCTGAGGCCATCACCAAGGAGGTCATGGCCCGCCTGAGTGCTGCACAGGACCAGCCGGAGAGCTCCGGCAACGATGAGGCCCCCGCTGAGGAGGCCGACACCAACAATGAGGCCCAGGAGCCCAAGAAGAAAAGCTCCAAGGCCAAAACTACTGAGTAAGAAAGGATGAATTGATTATGCCTAATAGCAAGTTTGATGCTAAGAGCTTCAACCCGGAGGCGTTTAAGTACATTGCGGACCGCATCCCCCGCACCCGCCTCAACGAAATCCGCAAGTCCAAGGTGCTGGCCGGTAACCCGGACATCCGGGCCGTGTTCACCACCCAGGACGGCACCGGCTATGCCCGCATCGCTATGCGTGGCCTCCTGGACGGTGACGCTGTGAACTATGACGGCCAGACCGACATCACCGCCACCAGCACCAAGACCTTTGAGCAGGGCGTGGTGGTCATCGGCCGTGCCAAGGCGTGGGTGGAAAAGGACTTCTCCTTTGACATCACCGGCGGCCAGGACTTCATGAACAATGTGGCCCAGCAGGTGGTGGACTACTGGCAGGACATTGACCAGGACACCCTCCTGGCCATCCTCAAGGGCGTTTTTGCCATGACCAGCACCAAGGGCGCTGAGTTTGTGACCAAGCACACCTTTGAGGTGGACGGCCCTATGGAGGCCACCACGCTGAACAGCGCCACCGCCCAAGCTTGCGGGGACCGCAAGAAAAAGTTTGCCATGATCTTCATGCACTCTGTCCCGGCCACCAATCTGGAAAACCTCAACCTGCTCACCGCCCTCAAGTACACCGACAAGGACGGCATCACCCGTGACCTGACCCTGTACTCCTGGAACGGCAAGCTGGTGGTGGTTGATGACGGTATGCCCACCGAGGTGAGCGGCGATGACACCATCTACACCAGCTATGTCCTGGGTGAGGGCACTATCAGCTTTGAGGACATCGGCGCTAAGGTGCCCTATGAGATGAACCGTGACCCCAAGACCAACGGCGGCCAGGACACCCTCTACACCCGCCAGCGCAAGGTGTTTGCGCCCTTTGGCATCTCCTATGAGAAAAAGAGCCAGGCCACCCTCTCTCCCACGGACACGGAGCTGGCCAACGGTGCCAACTGGGACCTGGTGCACTCTGGTGAGACTGCGGAGGCGGAGCGCTCCTACATTGCGGACAAGGCCATTGCCATCTGCCGCATCAAGTCCAAGGGCTAAGAGGTAACGCTCCATGACCGTGTATGAGGCCGTGGTAACCCGGCTGGCCATGCTGGGCTACAAGGTCACCGATGAGGACAAAACCGGCCTTGAGTACACCACCCGCAAGTGTGAGACGGCCATCCTGGCAGACATCAACCATAAGGTGCTGCCGGATGGCCTCTTTTACACCCTGGTTGATATGGTGGCCGGTCAATACCTCTATGACAAAAAAGCCGCCGGTGCTCTGGACGGTGTGGAGGGCTTTGACTTCTCCGCCCCGGTCAAGGGCATCACAGAGGGTGATGTCTCCATCACCTATGCAGGGGCCAGCGATGGTGCCAGCAGTGCAGAGGCACGCTTTGACGCATTGCTGGAAACGCTCAGGAACCCACCTGAGAGCTCCCTGGCGGCGTTTAGGAGGCTGCGGTGGTGAAATTACCCGCCGGATATAAAAAGGCCGTGCAGAGCCTGTGGGAGGGCACAGCCACGGTCACTGTGCTGGTGGGGGAACTCAACCCCGCCAATGGCCGCACAGAACAGGTGGAGCAGGTGACCGTACAGGATGCCCCCTGCCGCATCTCCTACACCTCAGTCAAGACCACAGAGCCGGAGAGTGAGGCCGCAAAGGTGGCCCAGTCCGTGACCCTGTACATTGACCCCTCCGTGGACATCCCGGACGGCTCCAAAATCACGGTCACCCAGAACGGTGTGACCCGTGACTATGAGCGGAGCGACAAGCCCGCTGTGTTTGACGCTCACCAGGAGGTGCCGCTGGAGCTGTTTGAGGGGTGGGCCTAATGGCAAGATGGGGCAACTGCGATTATAAGCAGCTCCAAAAGCTGCGGGACAATCTGGCCAAGCTCCAGCAGGTGGACATGGACAAGTTTTGTGTGGATGCCTCCAAGGAACTTGCCGCCCGGCTGCTGGCGCTGGTCATCCCCCGCACCCCGGTGGGCCAATACCCAAAGGCAAGCGGGAAAAAGGGCGGCACCCTGCGCCGGGGCTGGACCGGCAAGAAAGAGCAAAGCAGCGGAGAGGCCTATGCGGCATCCCTGCCGGTGCAAAAGACCGGCAGCACATACACCATTGAGGTCATCAACCCGGTGGAGTATGCCAGCTATGTGGAGTTTGGCCACCGCACACGGGGCGGCAAAGGCTGGGTGAATGGACAGTATTTCCTCACCCTGTCTGAGCAGGACCTGGAGCGCATCGCTCCGGCGGTCATTGAGAAAAAGCTGGAGGCTATGCTGCGGGAGGTTTTCAATGTCTGAGATCAATTTCAACAGCATCTATGACGGCGTGAGCCTTGCGCTGCACGCCGCTTTCCCGGATGTGCAGGTGCACGGCGGGGAGGTCAAACAGGGCTTGATACCCGGTGACCTCAATGTCATCATGCCCGGCGCTGGAAAC